ATTCGATAAGCAATCTCGCGAAGTTGTTCGCAGGCCGATTCAGGTTAGTTTGGGTGTTCATTGCGATGGAGCAGCTTTGCCCCATCCTGATAACTATGATATGTACACGCTCGTGGCGGGTGTGTGGAAAAGGTTTGCCTCAAAACCTCCCCGGCCTGATGACGGAAAACTTATGCGTTTGAAAGATTTTGTACGTCATTGGGTGCGGAAGTATTTGACCCCATTAGATCGGGGCTCAGATTTAAGTGTCGCCAGTTGGTTAGAATTGACCAATTACTCATTAAAGAGAAAAGAGCAGTTAGCAAAATGCCATGCTGACATGCGAGGCGATATATGGTCGAACAAGAAATATCGGGCATGTAAGTCTTTTGGTAAGGATGAAACTTATCCAGAGCTTAAGCACGCGAGGGCGATTAACTCGCGTTCTGACGAGTTTAAATGTGTCGTCGGACCGATCTTCAAATTAATAGAGAAAGCAGTTTTTGAATTGGAGTGGTTTATTAAACGTGTTCCTGTTGCATTGAGGCCGAAGTACATATCGGATATGTTATACGGAATAGGATGTAAATACGTAGCCACCGATTTTACTGCTTTTGAAAGTCTTTTCACGGCGGAACTGATGAACGCCGTCGAGTTTGAGTTGTATGATTATATGACCATGAATCTCGATTGTCATGACGAATTTATGTGTATTTGTCGCGAGATCCTCGGCGGAAGAAACACCTGTAATTTCCGGAGTTTCGCTGTTGATGTAAATGCTACCCGTATGTCTGGAGAGATGTGTACGTCACTCGGCAATGGGTTTTCAAATTTGATGTTTATGTTATTTCTTTGTTCAGAAATTGGATCCACCTGTAAAGGTGTGGTGGAGGGAGATGATGGTTTGTTTGTGGTCAATGGTAAGACCCCAACCATCCAAGATTTCGACTCTCTGGGGTTGGTTATTAAGCTTGAAAAACATGAGGAACTTGAGACAGCTTCCTTTTGTGGCTTAGTTTTCGATCCAGTTGAGCAAATCAACGTGACGAATCCAGTTCAAGCTCTGGTTAAGTTTGGATGGACCACGGGTGCCTACTCCGGCGCAAAGTCGCATAGACTTCTTGCGCTCCTTAGGGCCAAATCCTTGTCAATGAAGCATCAGTTTAATGGCTGTCCTATTTTGGACTCATTGGCAAGGTATGGTTTGCGGGTAACTAATGTTTTAGGGAAGACGTCGGATCTTCTACGAGGTAACTACGACGAGTGGCAACGCGAGAGGCTGAGACAAGCCTTAAATTCGCCAGTCGTAGATGTGCCGGTCGGGCCTCGGACTCGACTTCTCGTTGAACGTCTTTACGGCATTACCGTTGACCATCAACTCGAGATTGAGCGATATTTAGATGGGCTGCAAGAGATCCAGCCACTAGATTGCTCTGTGTTGCAGCTGTATTTACAGCGCGACTGGTTGGATTATTGGGCTGAGTATAGCCTGAATCCGACTATCTCGACTGC